TTGTTCCGCGACAATGACCCACTCGTCCTTGCCATACGGTTTATCTAACACCCAGTAGACGTGCCAGCCTCGCCCTGAATCAACAAGGACAGACGGATTTGGCAGGGTGTAGCGTTTTGTAAATTCTTTTAAGGCTGTACGAGCCTCTGTCTTAGTTAGGTAATCTTTACCCTCGCCGCAGTCTATATCAAGGAATATAGTCTTTAGCTGCTCAACATTATTCTTTTCCCGTTTTTCTGTTTTAAACGTAGCCAAAGCTACATAAACATTATTGTCTTCTTTGTTAGCAGCATCTATGTGGACCAAAGCTTCTTCTTTTGTTTTGGAGAACTTAGCCTTGATTCCCTCCTTCATTCCAACCGTGCAATAAAAACCCTCATTTCCTAAGACAGTATCTAAAAACTGTCGAGTATCCATAAGTTATACATCGTAGAGAGAAACGCCCCGAAGGGCGTCTCAAATTAAAAGAACAAAAGTTATTAATCATCAAACTCATCAAGCATTGAAGATAAATCGCCGTCTGACGGTGGCTTCTTCTTAGACTCACGAACCTTTGGTTCTACCGCTTCTTCTGGTTCTTCTTTAACGGCTTCTTTGGCCGCTTCTTTAGGAGTCTCAGCAGGAGCAGCATCAAATACGCTTTCTTCATACTGAGTAAACCCTTCTTGCGCGGCAAACACAGAGGTGTCAGTGCGCTCTTGCAGTTTTATTACCTGCACTTGTCGCAAACGTAAGGACACGCTGCTGCCCATACCTCCATTGTATGGCACCAACTCTACAAACAAGTTTACAATACTGCCCGTTGTAAGTTGAAAGTCTTCGGCTAGGGGCTTAGTTGCCGCATCAAATATTTTTGGTGGACTTTTGTATGACGCAGCTATTTTAGCCTTGCCCACAATACCGCCTTCTTCCGGCCTTTTGAAAGGCATAGACATGCCGGGCCAACTATCTTCCCGCTCTTCTTCGTAAGCACTAGTCATTGCTGCTAGTAACTCTTTAGCTTGCGCTTTGTCCAGCTTAAAACTCATGCTGTATTCAGCGCCCTGATCAGTGGCTGCACAAGGTACAGTGCCGCCTTTACCGCTCTTACCACCCGTGCTTGAGTAGTGGTAAGGTTGATCTAATCGTGGATATAACGCTTCCACGTTGCGAATCATAAAAGTTTTTTTACTCATATCGCTCTCGTATTAACAAGGATTAAAGTGCTTTGGCCTAGGCCAAGATTTGATATTACTGTGTTACTTCTGAACGTATACTCCTTCCCCTTCAACAATATCGAACACACTTTCAACATTGTTGGCCTGTGAGGTATTAGATTTAAAAACAAGTTTCACTAATTCCTTAGTGTCTGGGTCTTTCTGCGCGTGCATTGCAATTAAAACTTCCTGCTCCTCCAGTGGTCTAATCGCTCTAAAATACAGTTTAGGTATCGAAGAATCTGTATCGAACCTAGCCTCTACAAGAACAGTAGCTAGCGGAGTCTTGTTTACGTTTAAATACTTTGCAAACGCTTGCATTGACATCTTCTTTTGGTCTTTACCAAAAATACTGGTAGACGGAAGGTCAAGTTGGTACACCGTATCATCGACTAACTCGTTATTGTCATTAGCTAGCATGACCGCTATGCGTTGCCGAAATCGACACGCACGGGAGTTACCCTGTCCGGAACCTTTTATGTTTTGCTTACAGTCAAAACATGTAATGTGTTGTTTACCTTCACCGACATTCTTTGAAGGTCGCCCACTTGCCTGATCATCAGACCAACAAGTGGGGGCGTTGTGATCGCCTGACACGAACTGACCAGCATAATACATTCTTGAGATTGGTGCAGTCTTTACTATTGCAAGTTTCAAAGCATCGTCTTCAAAAACTTCAGTTTCTCTACCGCCAACTATCTTACGAAACGCTTTATCTCGAATACTTATCCGACTAACTTCCGAGCGCGTAGTTTCAGACTTTAACTTAGAGAATAAGTTTCTATAACTTTCAGGTAAACCCTCATAGGTCATCATCTAGTTCCGACAATAACCCCTCAATGTTATTCTCTTCGCTCGGTTCTTCCTCCTCCTTATCGCTATACTTCTCAACAATATTTTCCAACATTTCACGAGTTACACCGCCTTTAGACTGTTCTCTTGGCACACGCAAATTGTCTGCGGCTTTCTCGATTGCTACTTCATACCGACCCTTTGGTTCTTCCTTTCGCAGTGCCGCAACAACATCTTCTAAACAGAAGCGATATGTGTTACCGGCCTTTATGTAAGTCTCACGCGGGACAAACCCGCGCTTTACCCACTGTCTAACTGTGGATATTTTGACCCCCACGTGTGCAGCTAGTTCATCTAAAGTAACGTATTTTGCATCTGACACTATTTTTTCCTCCGTACAGTTATGGTGTATTCACTATCCGCGTTTAGACCGGGCGGTAGCTTGTCAGGGTTCTCGTCAAGAAAAGTACGCATGTTAGTCTGATGGAGGCGTTTCTCCATCAAGTCCATAGCACCATGCTCCATGATAAACTTATTCATACTTTCCCAATCAGAAGTCCAGAACTTAGTCTTAACTGATCTGTAGAAAGTACCCGTTGCGGTCCGTACCGACTCAGCGCCAGTAGACTCACAATGATCGTTAAGCACCTGTTTAAATTTACTCAGCTTATCGTCCAGTGCTTTGAGCTTAGTGTTCAACTCGTCAGTGATAGCAGCTTTCCGATCACGTATTTTTATACAGGCGTCAACAAGACGGTCTAAACCGACCTCTTCAGCTTCGGTCATTTCATCGTTCTCCTTTATATTTTATTTAGGGATAGTGATTATATGTGCAGTTCTTTTACATTTCAAGTACTTCATTGTATAAATCTATTATTTTTGTATGCACATCTATTCTTTGGTCAAGTAGTTTGTATACTCTCTTCTCAACCGGCGAACCTTGTAACTGTACGACTGTACAAGGATGTCTTTGCCCAGACCGATGCACGCGTGCATTAGCTTGAGCATAAGTTTCTAAAGAAGCCACTGGTCCCCACCACACGATAGTATTTGCTGCGGTTAGGGTGACACCATGCGCTGCGGCTTGCGGTTGTATTATCAGGACTCTGGGATCGGCTGTGTCTTGAAATTGACGGAACAGTTCAGTGCGCTTTGTAACGCTTACGTCACCCCGGATAATCCCGTTAGATATTTTGTCCTTAATAAGTTTCTCAGATAGTATGTCAATGACATGTCTAAACGGCACAAAGATCAGCACCTTCTGACTAGTCTCGTCAATAACTTCCTTTAATACTTTGTATCTGTTCTTAATATCAAACTCTACTGTCTCTCCACTGTCGGCGTAGACTGCACCGCATGAGATTTGCAGTAGTTTGTTCATAGTTACAGCAGCGTTTGGTGCAGTAACTTGTTCTCCAGCAGCCATTGTTAGCATATGACTGCGTATAGCTTTGTAGTATTTATTCTGTTGCGTTGTAAGTTCAATCTCACGCTTGGCGTAAGTCATCTCTGGTAAGTCGAGGCATTGTTCTTTTGTATACCGAATGGCTGGCTGTAGTGCAGCGTGTACTTTGTTCACCGCATTGTCCTTTGGAACCCATTTAAACTGCGTCACTTTATACATAACCATCTCACGGAAAGCGGAGAAGGTGCGCGGTACAGCCATTGGATTCACCATCTTGGCTAACCCAAACGCGTCAAGCGGCGATTGAGCAGCGGGAGTGCCAGTCATCATCCATACCCAAGTGTTGGGTTTTATTATTCTGTTAAGTACTTTCCAGCGTTTTGAATTTGCATTCTTGTAATGTGTGGCTTCGTCTACAATTATTAAGTCGTATCCAGCCATTTGTATGTGGTCCTCTACTATTTCTACCCCGTCATAGTTAATGATTACAAAGTTTGCATCTCCCATAATTATCTTGCGTCGTTTTTCTTTTGACCCGTGGGCTATGTCTACACTACGGTGCATGGCAAACGTAAACAGATCAGCCCTCCATGCAGAATCCATAATAGATAGAGGGCAAATGATCAGGACTTTGTTGATAATTCCTTGTTTGAGTAAAAAGTCAGCAGCCCAAATAGCAGAGGCAGTTTTTCCTGTACCTTGCTCGTTAAAGCAAAATGCTTTTTTGTTTAGTGTAAAGAAAGATGATGTAGTCTTTTGATGTTCAAAAGGTTTGTATCGTCCCGGCCAATCGTACTGACCTAGTATTGGAGACGGTACATTCTTGACGTTAAGATTGCGTAGCACTCGTGCTTCGTCTACGCCCCATTTAACTAAGACTTCATTGTTGCCGAGATCACGGCTAGTCGGTATGGCTGTTGTGATTCTTTGAGGGTCACGAACCTTCAGGCGTAAACCCCTGTTATCAACTACTCTCATCGTTTCTCCAGATTACTTCTTTTTCTTTCTTTCGCGCTTACTAGTTTCAGAAACTAGCCGACCTTTCGAGTCTCGTTTGAACGACCTGTTTTTGGACTTACTTTGTATTTTAGTCCCATGCGAGTTCTTACCGCCTTTACTCAAGGCTCTCTTGTGGCTAACATCCTTGCCTTCTCGCTTGTCGGCTTTGCCATTCTTATTATTGTCTGTGCTTTCTTTGTCTATTTTGCGTCGCGCACGTTGTCTCTCCATACGAGAGGCGTGTTCTCCGCGTTTTTTCTGTTGCTCGTATTCTTTTTTATACGGGCGTTTTTTCTTCGTATACGGCATCATCTTCTCCCGTTATGAGGACACTCTAGTATAATGCAATGCGCTTTACACAATCCAGTAGGTCTAGGATTCCATACGTCCGTCTCAAAAGTTTTTTCAAGAGTCCCATATTTCATTAGCCACTTTCTCCATAACTGCGATTCATCTTTGCGTTCGTATGTTTCCTTAACCAACTTGTTGCATACAACAAACAATAGCCCTGCCTTCACTGTATGTATTTCAGGAAAGTGTTTAAACACGCATAACGTCATAAGTTCTAACTGACCTACATCAGCATATTTAGCAGACTTGCCTGTCTTATAATCAAATACTTTAGCTATTCCTTTTTCTTTATCTAGTATAATTAGATCGGCTACACCTCGATACCAAACGTCATTAGCAAAGAACTCACAAGGCTCTAAGTTGGACGTGATACCCATTTTGTATTCACATAATTTTTCACCCGACATCCCCAATAACTTGTCCAACACATCTTGTGAATACTCAAAACGTGGGTCTAGCTTATCAACCACTCCACCTACATACTCCTCTGCTGCCATGTGGTACTCATTGCCGTACCGCAGCGCCTCAGTGTTGAAGTTCTCTTCATAATCCCTTGCTACCTTCAAGTGGTAATACTTTTTCGGGCATTGTTCAAAGGTCTTTAGGCTGCTGTAAGACCATGCGGTTTTCTTACCCATTCAATACAGTCTCCGTAGTTCTTTCCAACTTCTACGTCCCCACGGACAGGTAGGCCAGATGCCCATTCGGGGACATAAGCCATGCAAGAATCTATGTAGTTACAAGCCTCTGTAACTTCTTGATCCGGTACACAGCATACCACAGAGTCATGAACTGTTAGCAAAACTCTATATTCCTTTTGTATTCTCAACATTTGTTCTGCCATTACACAACGTGCTATCGCTTGGCATACATTTTCAATAACTTTACCGCCGTATATTTTGATGTACCCCATGCGAGTCTTGTAAGAAAATTGTTCCCTACCCTCATCATCTGTCTCCTTCTTTAATTTGTTATAGTACATGTTGAGGCCAGACGGTAATTGGATAGCGTTCTCTTTTGGTAAGAGCTTTAACACACCTTTTTTACCAAGAGTTGTTACAGCATTTTTGTGTAGGCATGTAAGCACGGTGTTGGCGTCTCGCCACAACTTAGTGATTTTACCGTTAGTACTTCGGTACACATCTACGATTCGACGGGACTCTTTTGCATCAACTTCTACACCAAAGGTCTTTAACTGTTCACGGAACCTGACAGCACCCATGCCGTAGCCAGCCCCAAGTATCGTGGTCTTGCCTATGAACCGTTGTTCTGCCGTAACTTTTTCTACTTTGGTTTTGTAAATATCACTAGCCATCTTCTTGTAAACATCTTCATCACGTTTAAACGCTAAGACCAGATCGTTCTGCCCTGCCAACCATGCCAGTACTCGTGCCTCTATCTGAGCGGAATCGGCTTGGATA